GTCGTTCGGACAAATTGCATAGTTAGTACTGGAAGAGGCAATCGAGTTTCTTTCTCACTCGAAGAGGGTTTCCAGTATGTCAGACAACTTGCAAGAGACGATTCGCGAAAGTGCCAAGGCACCCGCTAAGGCATCGGGAGATGCTGGTAGCGTGGAGCAGCATAAGCTCACCGAGCAGATCGCTGCTGACAAGTATCTGGCATCCAAGGCGGCCGCCTCGCAACCGAAGCGTGGTCTTCGTTTCAACAAGCTCGTGCCACCGGGGGCGACTTAACGGTTCGCAACTGTTTTGAGCTTGTTTCTATAGGCAGGGGTGTCGGGTTTAACAGTAGGGATGGATTCACGGATGTTTAAGTTGCTGTCAGGGATTTTGAGCAGGAGGAGCGATCACCAAGATCGATCGCTCGTCCGTGGACGCTCGGCCCGACACCCCTTTTCGCTAGCGAGATTACTGGGACGCTATGATGCGGCGACTACCACGGCCGACAACATTCGCCACTGGGCGGCCGCTGACGGTTTATCCGCCAGCGCGGCCAATAGCCCCGAGGTGCGCCGCACATTACGCAACCGCTCGCGATACGAAATCGCTAACAACTCTTATGCCCGTGGTATCTCACTGACTCTGGCCAACGATTGTATCGGGACGGGCCCACGGTTGCAGATGCTCACCATCGATGACCGAGCTAATGATTTTGTCGAGCATGAGTTTTTGAACTGGGCAAGCGAAATCAATCTTGCAGAAAAGCTACGCACCATGCGGCTCGCTCGCGTTTCAGATGGTGAATCCTTTGGTTTGCTAACCAGCAATCCAAGAATCGACTCGCCAGTGCAACTGGATCTCAGACTGGTCGAAGCCGAACAGGTCACATCGCCTACTCTTAGTCCGGATGGCAATCGCTATCTCGATGGCATTCGATTCGATGAGTATGGCAATCCGATCTCGTATGATGTACTTCGGGAACATCCAGGCGATGATTCGTTCCTGTTCACAAATAACTATAACACGATCCATGCCAAGTCCGTCCTCCATTATTTCCGAAGCGATCGCCCTGGCCAGATCCGCGGCATTCCCGATATCACACCGGCGCTGCCGTTGTTTGCACAACTGCGACGATTCACTCTCGCTGTGTTAGCGGCCGCAGAAACCGCGGCAGACTTCGCTGGAATTCTCTATACCGACGCACCAGCCGGTGGTGAAGCCGATGCGGCTGAACCGTTCGAGCCAATCGAACTGGAGAAGCGAGCTCTGCTAACGATGCCTGGCGGCTGGAAGATGGCTCAGATGCACGCTGAGCAACCGGCAACCACATACGCCGAGTTCAAACGCGAAATTCTCAACGAAATCGCACGTTGTTTGAACATGCCGTTCAATGTCGCTGCCGGCAATAGCTCGGGCTACAACTACGCTTCTGGGCGACTAGACCACCAAACCTACTTCAAGTCGATCCGTGTCATACGAGGCTTGAGGCGTGAGGCTGCAGGCTTGAGGAAAAAACGGTAAAGCACTCATGTCCTCCGCATTTTCCCTCACGCCTCAGGTCTCATGCCTCAAGTCTCCTTTAAGGCAGGGGCGTGATTGGGAGGCGGAACTTAAACAACGCGCGAAAGAGGTCTCGCTCATGCGTGAGCTGGGACTTTCCATCGATTCAACTTCACTTTCTCCAGGAGAGGTAACGGATGACGAAGACATTGCAGTCTAACAAGCCCAATAAAGGCATGAGCAGTGAGGTAGACGCTGAGTCGGTACCCAGCTCGCTAAGAATCGTTTGTGACGATGCCAGTTCGATCCATTTACAAGCGTCCGAAGCTGTCGAAGAAGGTAAGCTTGCACTGCGCAAATTCTCCATGGTCGCTTACACCGGTGGCGCGATGCGTCTCGGCGGCTGGCCTTACCCTGTGGTTGTGGACTTAGCAGGCATGCGAGTCACTCGAAAGGCCCGTCCGATTCTCAAGGATCACGATCGAGGCAGCATTGTCGGTCATACCGATGACATCACGGTGAGTGATTCGCGGCTCGAAGTGGCTGGAGTGATCTCGGGCGTTGGCTCCACCGCTCAAGAAGTCATCGCCACCAGCGAGAACGGTTTCCCTTGGCAAGCCTCGCTTGGTGCCAGTGCCGACAAGGTTGTCTTTATCCCCGAAGGTAAGACGGCCATGGCCAATAGTCGCGAATTCAAAGGCCCTGTGTACATCGCTCGCAAGTCAACGCTGGGCGAGGTCTCGTTTGTGGCTCTCGGTGCCGACGATGATACCGAGGCTCGTATCGCTGCTGGGCAATCCGAAGGCGACGACGATCTCGATGGCGAGGATTCAGGTGACGACACCACCGAGTCCGACGATTCGGAACTCGACCCCGTGAATGCAAGCCTCGAACTGCCTGCTCAGCCCAAGCGGACAAAAACCAGTGGAGTCGTTTCCAAGATGCGCATCGAAGCCGCCGCTGAATCCAAACGTATCGCTGGTATTCGCAAAGTGTGTGCTGGCAAGCATCCAGAGATCGAAGCACGAGCGATCGAAGAAGGCTGGAGTGTTACCAAAACGGAGTTGGCTGTACTCCGCATCGAACGGCCCAAAGTTCCTGATCAACAAGCGAGTCAATCTATGTACCGTCGTGAAGTCCTCGAAGCTGCTTGCTGTCTTTCGGTCGGACTCAATGAGACCCAATTATTGAAGCAATATGGGGAACGTACCCTCCATGCTGCCGATCCGATTCGTAACATTGGTCTCCGCGAACTGGTCGCCGAATGTGCGCGACTCGAAGGACACGATATTCCTCGCGTTTTCGGGGATGGTGTGGCTACGATTCGTGCTGGTTTTTCCACAATGTCCCTTCCCGGCATTATGGAAAACGTGATGAACAAGACCATGCTAGCTGCTTACGAGAATACGCCCATTGCGGCGTTTGATCTCTGTAGCATCAGTACCGTGAGCGATTTTAAAGAGATCTCGCGATACCGGTTGCTCGGCACTGGTGGCTTTGAAAAGGTCGCTCCGGACGGGGAACTGAAGCATGGAAAGCTCTCAGAGCAGAAGTATTCCAACAAAGCCGATACGTATGGCCAGATCCTCACTCTGACTCGTCACGATATCATCAACGATGATCTCAACGCGTTCATGGATATCCCTCGCCAAATGGGACGCAGTGGAGCGGAGTCGATCGATGATATGTTCTTCACGTTGCTTCTTGGGAACGTGGGAGGATTCTTCAGCACCAACAATACCAACCTTCTTACTGGAGCGGATACCGCTTTCGGTGCCAACAGCTTGACCCGAGCAAAAACGACCTTCCGCAAACAAAAAGCAGGCCCAGGCTCGAAGCCCAAAGATCAAAAACCGATCAACATTCGGCCCGAGTTCTTGGTCGTTCCGGTTGAGATCGAAACGGATGCGGAACTCTTGATGGGTTCAGCTCAGTTGATGATCGATGCGTCGGGACAACCTACCAAGATCCCCGTCGATAACCCGCACCGGAACAAGTATCGGGTCATCAGCATGCCTCACTTGTCGGACACTTACTATGCCGGCGCGAGTGCGAAAGCGTGGTATCTATTCGCCAACCCGAACGTCTTGCCTGCTTTCGAATTGGTATTCCTCAATGGTCGTCGCACCCCTGTGATTGAACGTGTGGAACTGCCACCCAACACACTGGGCATGGGTTTCCGTTCCTACATCGACTTCGGTGTGAACTCACAGGATCCTCGCGCGGCGGTGAAGGTTGCGGGTGAGTGATCTTTTTGGATCGGTCGGATCTGTCTGATCCGATCGATCCGTCCTAACAAACTCAAAACTCAAAACTCAGGACTCTAAACTGATATGCAAGCGCAGTTCATTCAAAACGGTGCCGCCATTGACTACATCCCCGCGGCCAATACTCCCGCAGGGACCGTAGTCGTCCAAGGAGATCTCGTAGGCATCACCAAAAAGGATATCAACGCCAACGAACTCGGAGCTCTCGCGGTCGAAGGTCTATTTGATATCCCCAAAGATGCGGCGACCGCGATTAACGCAGGAACGAAAGTCTACTGGAAAGCGGACGATCAGATCGTGGTGACCGCAGCCTCGGGCAACAAGCTGGTCGGCAAAACCATCGCTCTGGCCCCGGCTGGGGCATCGACCGCTCGCGTTCTCCTCACCCATTCGTAACACGTGAATCTTCTTCAACCCCATTTGCGATCATGAAGTCCTTCCGATCAAGCATGCTGGTTCTGTTGGCTCTCTTGGCAGCCGTTGGTTGTGAACCCCAACAGGTTCGCGTTCGTCCATTGGCTGCACCTCCG